ACGGAATTAAAGAAGACGCCATAGGGTATGATACAAGCAAACGCATCATGAGCCTTCTCGACCAAGACTACGATTTGCCCCCGGGTCAACTTTTCGCCTGCATCTCCGTCGTCGGACCGGACACGCCTCAACGTTCTGACAATTTCGCGGTCAAGATCAGGGGCGTCTTCGGCACGCGCGACGAGGCGGCGAAACATGCCCAAAGAATCCAAAAGTCAGACGACACCTTCGACATCTACGTCGCGGACGTCGGGAAATGGCTCTTGCTTCCGCCACCGAAGGATATCGAGGACAGTCATTACGCCAACGACAAATTGGAAGAGATCTTCTCCGAGTACAGAGAGAACCAAATCCAAGCGAAGAAGATGTTTGAAGAGCGGAAGAGGAACATGATCGAGCGACCGGACGGCAACTACATCGTCCCTGGAGACGAAAACAGCGCGTTCTACACCAAACCCGACGAACCGCCGATCAGCCACCCGTCGGACATCGTCGATAAATTGAAGGTCGAACACCCCGATTGGGAGATGCCGAAACTCATCGAAGAGGCGGACAAGATCGTCGCCCAGGAGATCGAAGAGCGCAAGAAGGCGCGCGAAGCGGACGCCGAAGCCGAAGCGGACGCCGAAGAGGCTCCGGCTCCGACCGAAGAAGAGGAGTCCAAGGAATAATTTCACACCATATTGTAATGAGTGCATTTTCAATCATACTCAACGTCGTGACCCTACTCATAGTCTTCTACGCGATCATGATACATGGCGACGCGCTCGACATCGACAGGAAAAACAAGCCCGGCACTGCGAGTGAGGTGATGGAGGAAAATCTCACCGATCCACTCGTCGTGGGAAGGGGGTATTTCAGGGACAGTGAAAAGTTTGGACGCATAGGTAAATTTACAGGAAACGATCTAGGGGTTCCGGAAGATAACTGGACTAATCATCGTTTTGCCCATGAAGAATCCTAGGAGAAACGCCACGAACGCCATCAGGTATGTGTTCTTGTCCAACGACGCGATGTCGAAGGACGAGTGTTGTGCGCCGGCGCCACCGTAATACATCTGCGGCGGTGGCTGTTCCATGTAGTGGTGCATCATCTGTGGTTCTTGCATGTATTCGTCTATGGGTGAACTGTCGTGGTTGCGGTGCTCATCGATGTCAGGGAGCGGCGGCTCTTTTGGCAAGTGAATGTTCGGGTTGTAATCGATTGGTTGTCCGATATCAGTTTCCATTCTTATTAATAAAGTACATTCTTTTAACCCCGTCTGTATCGCTTCCTTCTCATCACTCGCAGGTCTTCCTCTTCCTCGGACGACGACTCTTCGTCCATCTCAGATTCCGTGTCCTCGTCCGACTCTTCGTCGTAGTACGATTCGTCGTCACTCTCGTCTTCGTCTACGTCTTCGTCGACGATCAAACCGATGAGGTTTCCGAATTCGTCCACGTCTTCGAGGTCGTCGTCGTCTTCTTCATCGTCCGAGTCGTCCGAGTCGTCCAACTCGTCGTCCGTGTCAATGTCAGACGCGTCCAAATCATCGTCGTCGTACTCGGAGTCGGAGAAATCGTCTTCGGCGAAATCGAGATCCGGAATGTAAATCTCTTCCGGTTTCTTGATGGCGCGCCCAGATCTCGTTCTCGTGACACTCATGGGTTGTCTTCTGTTCTGTATTCAAAGCTTTCGTTTAAGTACTTTGGCGTGAATCGTTTCTTTTCTCGAAGCGCGCTGTCCATGATGGACAACTCCGCCTTAAACCCTATTTTTGAGACAAGTTCGTCTATATCCGACTCGATTCCAAATTTATTGAATTTCAAATTACTCAGGTGGTCGAGCGCGGTGTACAGAAAATACGACGCCACGTTCGGGTCGTCGATGTACAGGTCGATCTTGTTCAGGTTATTCAAAAACGCCATGAATTCCGTCGGCTCGACGCCGGAAAATTTGTGCGCTTCCATTTTCAAATCGTGAAGGTCGAGGGTCACGCGTTGACGCTGTGAGGTGAGCAGGTACGTTAAAACACTGGTCGCTCCGACGAGGTAGAGCGCCATTCTACTATGGGACACGTTTATTTTTTCTTGAGTTTGCCGACCGTGCTCGCGAACAATTTCATCTTTTGCATGTTCCTGCACCCACACATCTGCTGAATCATACCCGACTTGTCCACGGTGAAACTCACGAACTTGTCGTGATCCTGTGCCTTGTTTGCACAAAATTTCGAATTCGTCGCGATCAACACCCGACCAGCCTTCTTGCACACCTCGACGATCTTCGTGTCCTCGTGTCCCGAAAAATATTTCCGAATGAACGTCTCCAACTCGGGTTTGACGTCCGAAAAATTCGACGGTGGCGGCGGTCGCTTCCTCTTCTGCTGCCGTTGTCGCGGCTCGTCCGAGAACAACGCCTTCTTCACATCGGACGTGAGTTTGTATTCCTTCCCCGTGAAATCCTTACAGAATCCAAACTGACGACCCACCAGAGTCTCGCACCGACAGAAACACTTTTGCATGACGTGTTCGTCGGTCACTAAAAACCACACGTGATTCCCCCCGTGGTCTCGACCCGTGTTTTCGCAGTACCGACTCGTCGTCGCCACGATTAGATTACCGTTGGTCTGTTTGTACGCCTTCGTCAGACGCGCGCTCACCTGCCCCTCCATGTATTTTTGCACGAACGCCTCGAGTTCGGCGATCGCCACGTCGTCCGTGAATTCATCCTTCGTCTCGTGTCTCGTGAACGCGCCTTCCTTGAACGCCGTGTTGGGCGGTTGCACGTTCGCGTGCGTCGTCGCGCTCGAGCGCACCGCGGACATCTCGAGTATTTTGGGATCCGGTGCTTGGTCGATTCTCTGAAGCATGGACAGCGGACCGTGTCTGTATATGTACACGGGTAAGTACGCCACCTGATCGACTCGACCCTCGTTCGAACACGTCTCGCACCCTTTCCCCCCGCAGTGTTCACACCTCGCGCGCTTCAGACTCCACGGCATGCGAAACCCACTCCCTTTGCTCCCGCGCGAGACGTCACCGTACACGGACGAGTCCACGACGTCGCTCCACTCCACGCTCGGTTTCGCCGTGTACAGGGCGACGAGAATGTGTTGTCGAAGCGCGATCGCCGATCGTTGATCCACGACGAACTCGTGAAAGTTGATGTGAATGCCAGTCTTGATTTTGTTCCCAGCCTTCTTCGGTGGGGCGAGGGACACGAGGGCGTCCCTGCCCCCGTGTGCCTTCACTTTGTTGCAAATCACCTTGACTATGGACTCCACCTCGGGAAGATCCAAACACTCGGCACTCTTGTAATCGAGATCGACGAAAAAGTTGTACAGCTCGGACTTTTGTTCGACCACGTACAGTTTCTCACCGGACGTCACCGCGTCGCAGTACACCTGATAGAACTCTTTCAACCTGTCGTTGGGTATGCTCAGTTTTCCCCCATTCATCAGCACGTGCGACAGATTGGAAGCGTTGTTCAGTCTGTTTTCATGACACCATCGTTTAAACATGTCTCTTACTCCTCGTAACGCCTGACCCCTCTAAGTCGATCAAAGAACGACGTCGGCAATTCCTCCTCCTCCGCCGCCTCGTCGTCCACCGGAGACGTCGGCTCCTTGATCTCCTTCTTCAGGACTAGGAGTTCGTACACGGTGTTCTCCTTGACCTCGTCCACGTACTTGTCCGCGTCCGCCTCGGAGTGACCCTTCTCGAGCATGAGTTCCTTGATTTGGTTGAGGATGAACTTCTTACTCTTCATTTTACATAGTTGAACGTTTTTCTATATTGCGAACTTACCGCGGAATAAAATTCCGGATTTTTCAAAATGTGATCCACCTGCATCTTCCACTGTTTTCGTTTGTTGAAATCTTCGAGCGTGTCCCACGACATGAAATCGTTCTCGTCGTACACGCGTTTGATCGGTAACTTGTTGTGTTTTCTGAGTTGCATCTTCGCCTTTTCTTCTGAGAATTTCTTCACCATCGCCTGACGTTGGACGTTGTTGACGTTGACGAAGAAGACGTAGACCGAGTACACGAGATCGAAGCCCTCCTCCTTGTCCTTGACCGTGAACGAAAACTCCGTGTAACACCCGCTCCGCAGATTCATGCATCCGCGGGTCTCTTCCTCCAACTCCCTGAGGGCACACCGAAGCGGTGAGGTGATCTCTCGCTTGCGACATCCACCGGTGACGAATATCCATTCGTGCCAACGGCGATCACGAACGGTAAGAAATCGTGGTTTCTTATCGTCCGTTTCGAACGTAACTGGTATTGCGATTGCTTTGTGTTTTTTCATTATTGTCCTGAATTATATTGAAAAAAAGAATAATATACTTTTTAATAATTATCTGATTTCAATTTTAATCATAGCTGGCCTAATGAGATTAATACCTCTTTTAGGTTTTATAATGACTAAATGGGATTATGAGGATGTAATCATTATAATGGCTTTGTCTGTAATTTTTTTAATACCATTATATTTCTTGAACTTATATACTGTAGTTAATTCGAAATTAACCAAAGGGTATTTATACCATTCTATAATCCCAATC